ATGACGAATACCGCGTCGCTTATGCAAAAGCAAATACTGTTACACCACGTGGTTATATCTTTGTTGGTACAACGAATAGATCCGATCAGCTAACTGATTATACAGGATCTAGGCGATTCTTGTATCTTAATGTGACTAAGATCACACGGCTACCATATGAGATAAAGCTACAGCTTATGGCTGAGGTTGTAGCCAAGTTTGAAGCAATTAAGAATAGCGACTGGTATACACTTCGTCTCACCTTAGAAGATTTGCCACAGAAATTGCGAGATGAAAACCAGCATATAACTCAAGTCAATGAACTTCTTAATGTTGAACACTATAGGTCTGATACATTAACGGAAATAATATTAGCCCTTATTGAGAACAATATACCATCACGGCTTAAATCAGGCGAAATGGTACTTGTTAAGCAACTTATTGCACAACATTCAGGTCAAATGTCTTCAATATCATTATCTAATGCAATAGGCCGCAAATTAAGCGAACTTAATTCTTCACCACAATTTCCATATGCAATTAAACAAGATCGCAAACGTATACCACAAATGGATTTTAAACAAGGACATAAGGAGTTATATACTGGACATATAAACAATGATCAAGGACAATTCCCCTGTTTTATAGTTAGGAAGAAATAATGGATGTATTCAGACCCCTTCTTGCTAGCACGCTAGAGCGTGTTGATTTGCTTCAGTTGCCAGTAATGGCCTCCCCTAAATTAGATGGTATTAGGTGTTGTATTGTGAATGGGCAACCAATCTCACGCAATGGCAAACCAATCCGTAACAAATATATACAGGCATTATTGACATTGCCTGAGTTCGAGGGACTTGATGGAGAATTGATTGTAGGTCAGCCATGTGGAGCTGATGTCTTTAATCGTACTAGCAGTGGCGTGATGGCATATGATGGTAAGCCTGATTTCACATATTGGGTCTTTGACAATCATCAAGTGCCTGCAGCAAGGTTCTCAACCAGGTTCTATTCCTTAATGGACTATAAACTACCACATTACATAAAGATACTCCCCCATACGGCTATTGCTACACTTACACACCTAGCTTCATTTGAACGTGAAGTACTTGCAGAAGGATTTGAGGGGGTGATGATCAGGCGTCCAGATGGTCCATACAAACACGGCAGGTCTACCCCGAAAGATGGTATCCTGCGTAAGCTCAAACGGTTTAGGGATGGGGAAGCAAAGATCATCGGTGTACAAGAGGGAGTAATGAATCTAAATGAGGCGACAATAGATGCCTTGGGCTACACCGAACGCAGTACAAAGCAAGAAAAGATTATAGCTGCTGCGCGTGTAGGCACAATTATTGGCGAAGACCTCGAGTCTGGCCAAGTACTGAACATCTCCCCCGGACGCATGACATACGAGCAACGAATCAAATATTGGCAAATGCCACAAATGATAATCGGACGCGTGGCTAAGTATAAGACGTTTGATTATGGCGCAATGGATGCACCTAGGTTCACTACCTTCCAAGCATTCCTAGATGGACGGCCATGAGCTTTATTGATCCACGCGTTTATACCCAAGAGGTAATAGGGGCCAGTGACTGGCCTGAGTATCCATATCGGGCCTATTCGTACAGCTATGTAAAAGGGGATCTGTTCGGTTGCGGCCACACCCCTCAAGAAGCTGCAGAAGATCTTACTATTCGGATACGTATGCACTTAGCATGGATAGACATGATTCACCCACAACCCAAGCCTAACTAAATGTAATAGAGTGTAACAGGGGCCGCATTGGGAGCGTTTGTGCGATATAATATATACTTACACACCTACTGTGTGTATTTTGTTAACAAGGAACATGTTATATGAATGAAGCAGATATTGGAACGACTATTGATGCATTGTATGCAATGCGTGAAAGGCGCCTTGGAATTGAGCGTCAGGTTAAAGAAATGAAGGAGGCAGAACTTACATTGAGGGGCAAGATATTCGAAATGCTTGCAAATATGGGCTTGACCAAAGCAAGTGGTGCAGTTGCTACGGCTGGTATCAAAGTCAGTAATGTCCCCCTGGTCGAAGACTGGGACAAGCTTTGGCAATATATTATCTTCACAGGCTCAACTGATTTGGTTCAAAAGCGTATTTCTGTAACAGCATGGCGCGAACGCTTCGAAGATGGTCAGGAAGTTCCTGGTGTATCTAAGGTCGAGGACGTTGACATTTCATTGACAAAAGCATCGAGGGGTATCTAATGCAAGAATATAAGCTGGTTATGACGTTCATGGGCGGACACATCTTTCTTACTTACTCGACTGAGTATGGACAAGATGATGCTAATAGGGCCGGCAGGCATATTGCAAACAAGCTAGGTGCATGGTTTATCTACAGCGAAAGGATCGAAAATAATGACTGAATATGTCATAGCTATTGAAAGTCCATACGGTCGTCTTGAGTTCAAACTCTTTAATGATCTTGGATATACTGCAGGATGCGAAGCTGCTTGTGATGTAGGCACAAGGCTTGCAGGATTGCTTGGTGATAATTATGTGTTTAGTTACGCAATAGAGGCAAAAAATGACGAATGAAGTTGAAAGTGCAGATGTCATCAATGCACGAGTGCAGGAACAATTGGAGAGGCAAGCTCGGGCTGCCAATTCTCTTAGAACCTCTGGTGCATTTATCACGTTCAAGAATGCTAATCTAAAGGTTGACGGCAATCCTATTCAAAACAATTTGATAGAAGTCCGAGTCCTGGCTGCGATTCCTGAACGCGCTTGGTATGACGGTCCATATGATCCTGACAACGCACAAGTACCTGCTTGTTATTCGTTGGACTCAGATGAGCCGCATCCCGATAGTCCGGATCCACAAGCTGACAAATGCATGAATTGCCTTAAGAATAAGTGGGGTACAGCTCCTGCTCGGCCTGGTAGTAATGTCCCTGGCAAGGGCAAAGCATGTCGCGAAGGTGCAAGGGTCATCGTTGTGCCGGCAAATCAGCCCCTGAAACAGGCCCCTATGTATACAGCAAAGATTCCAGTCACAAGTCTTTCAGCTATTCAGAACTATATCGGCAGGTGCGCTAGCTCAGGGCGCTTGTCTGGTGAGTTCATCGGCCAATTGAGTGTGACGGAAGATAAGCGCAGTTTCTTTAAGGTTCATCTAGATATGAAGGAACATACAGCTGATCTAGATCGTGGATTGTTGATGCTTAAGCAAGATGAAGCTTATCAGTTGGCAATGCAGCCTTATCCGCAACTTGACTAAGGTCCTCCCTCCCTAGAAGCGCAACGCAGGTTGCCACTAGGTTTTCCCTCGGCCATGTTCGTCTCCTCCTCTGGCCGAGGGTCTTTTAGCTTAACAGTTCCATCGAGCTGTTAATCTAGAGGATACAAAATGGAATGGAATTACGTTACATTTGACTTTGAAACAGAGGCAATAGAACCTAGGCCTAAATATCCGCCTAAGCCAGTAGGCTTAGCACTTCTCCTTAACAAAGAGTCACAATATCACGCATGGGGTCATCCTACTGGCAATTGTGCCGATGAAGGAACAGTACGTGAATTGGTACATAGTTTAACTCATGATAAATCAACGTGGTGGATTGCCCATAACCTCGCTTTTGATGCTAGCATCATTGAGGAGAAATGGAATGTCAAGTTTCCATGGGAGCGAAGTAGTGATACCATGCTCCTCGCCTTTCTCCACAATCCATATGGTGAGTTGTCCCTCAAACCATTGGCCGAACGGTACCTCGGCCTTCCGCCTGAGGAACAGGAAGCAGTACGCCAGTGGCTCGTTGCACGAGGTATTTGCAGGTCTAACGACAAAAACTGGGGAGCCTGTATAGCTAAAGCTCCAGGGGACTTAGTCGGTAAGTATGCGATCGGCGACGTGATACGTACAAAAAGGTTGTTTGACTTCTATAGGACTCAACTGCCTGCACCCCCACAAGATAGCAAAGTTCCACATAATCGTGATACGTCTCCAATAAGGGCTTAGTATGAATGCAGAACAAGTAGAAATCAGGCTCATGCCAATTATTGCAGGCATGGAACGACGTGGGATTAATCTAGATGGATACAACCTGCAGCGAGATACAGATACTTATTGGCAGCATCTGGAGGAGCTCGACGATGGAATTCACAAGTTGCTCGGTCATATTGTGGATATTGATTCCAACCATGCTCTTGCAGACGCTATTGAGCGTGCTGGTTTATCGACAGGCTTTAAATCTACGGCAACTGGAAAAAGATCTGTCGCTAAAGACTCACTTATAGAAGCAATCGGTGACTCTGAACTTCTTGGTGCATTGCTTGTACGTGGTGCACTTGCTACCTCACTTCGTACCTTTCTTCAGCCATGGCTTGTGCAATATAAGACACATGGCCGTTTGTTTCTAAAGTGGAATCAATTTCGAAATTATACAGATACGGGCGCGAGAACAGGCCGGCTGTCGTCCTCCCCCAATCTACAGAACATACCAGTCGAATGGGAGGCCCTCTTAGCACAATTGGAGAAGATTGGCTATGAACTACCTTTCCCACTTCCGAACATCCGCAAGTACATCATTCCTGACCCAGGCAAGATATTTGTGGGGGCAGATTATCAGGCTCAGGAAATGCGACTCCTGGCCCACTTTGCTGGTGGAACTCTTCTTGAAAATATTAGGTGCAATCCTGATGGTGACATTCATGCTATCGCAGCTGAGATTGCTGGTGTCACTAGGCGTGTAGCTAAAACACTTGGATTTGCTGTTTTGTATGGCGCAGGTGTTGGTAGAATAGCTGCATCATTAAGTATCCATACTGATGAAGCAGCAAGGATTAAGGCAAGATATTTGCAAGCAATGCCTGAGATCAAGAAGTTCACTAAAGCATGTATTGATGCAGGTAGGTTTGGAAATTGTGTTGAGACATTAGGCGGTCGTAAGTACTTCACAGACCCAACAGTGAAAGTTATCAACGGTCGTCCAGTCACATTTGAATACAAGTTAGTCAACTATAAAATCCAAGGATCTGCAGCTGATCAAACTAAGATGGCGATGATTAACTATGATGATGCCGATCAAGGAGAGCTTGTACTATCTGTGCATGACCAGCTTGTCGCACAGGAGTATGAAGAGAGCGCTAGTTATGCTATTCAGACGGCAATGGAAAGCGCTTATCAAGACATACTTCGCTATCAAGTAATTGCAGATCCAGAAATTGGCAAGAACTTTGCTGATATGCAGGCTTTAGCAAAAAATCATGATTGAATACAAAGATCCATGGGGTTTTAGTAAGCTTGACACTTATCGCAAGTGCAAAGCTCAATTCATGTA